TGCATATCTACTTTGATGTATTACTTCTTGGTAAATACTAGGTAATGTTGTCGTCATATATATCAAATTCCTTCTTATTATCGTTAACTAATTCTTCAAGTTCATCTATCTTGTCTTCTATCTTGTCTTGAAAATGATAAACAATCTCTTCACTTGAGATGTCTAGTAGTTCTAGGAGAGTAACTTCGTCTATCTCCTTTAAATTTTCACAAAGTTCTTTGAACGTCACTGCCATTATTTACTTCCTTTCCACAGCTTTGGCACAGAACATTACTTCTTTGTGTTTGTTTCATACCACAATGCTGACATGTTTTACTAAATATTTTGTCATAGTTATCTTCATACTCTTTAGTGTTAGCCTTAGAGTTAAACTTTGCTTTTTCAAATTGCGTCATTGGTTTAATTCTTTTAGTAATTCTAAGTAATGAATAGCTTTATTAATATCTTCAAGTCCATTTTTATTTTGCCATCTACATACATACTTAATAACGTTACCTTCAATATATCCTATGTTATTAGCATGTATAAACTCTACTGGTTGTATCTTAAAGTCTTTATAATGAGTACCATTTACTTGTTTTTTTGTTGCTTGTACCATTATTATATCACACCTTTCGTCTTTTGTCAAGACTATATTGTTCTTTTAAATACTTTAATGATACAGCCATCTCATCAAAGCTTCCATCTTTAACTTCATGTAACACATAGATACCTCTCCAGTGTTCATTTGTTTGATAGTTAAGATAAGATTCATCATGAAGATAACAACTACCAGCTATGATAGCTGTCATTTCTGTGCCATCTGCTCTTCTTCCATATGCAATTTGTCTGCCTTGTTGATGTCCTGCGAAACATGACATATGTTTCTTTGTAAGCAGAGCATTTGCTGATGTGATTGGTCTTCCCATGACTCCAGAAGCAAAGTAATGTGAGTAAGCAATGCCATTAATAGGAACAACACTAAGAAATGGATGTACTTCCCAACCGTATTCAACATAATTTAAATCTCCTATGCTAATTAATTCTTCTAATTTCCTATCATTCTCTACTGCTCTATCAATTCTATCTTCATGATTGCCTAAAGTCAGTACCATTCTAGGAGTATATACTTTCTTTTTAGCTTTACGTTGTTTCTCTTGGAACTTCCACAATGGTGTTAGCAATGCTTCCATACCTTTATGTACTGCACGAACGTCAGCTTTATATGTTCTACCTTCAAAAGACTTTTTACCTACATCATAAGATGAGAGACTCGGCAAATCTGCAAAGTCTCCTATCTGTACAATAACATCAGGTTGTTTGTCTACTATATATTTTCCTATCCAAGTCAAGTAATCTAATTTAATCCCAGGTTTTACCTGAGTATCTGGAATGACTAGATGTTTCATTGCAATGTCTCCTTATGTAAATCAAACTCTAATTGTTCTGCTTCATTCTTTTCATCTAATACAGTTTTAATAATACCTTCCCGTATTAAATTCTTTATAGCATGGTCCATTAAGAATTCGGCTTCTACAGAATCGACTGAGAAGTCGAAGTCGTATGAACCATCATCATTTTTAACTAAGTTTTTTATAATCATTAATCCAATCCTTACGATAATCTAACCACAAGAAACCATTCTTTTCAGCCCACATAGCGTATGTAGTTTTACTTCGTTTAGTTATCTTATTGTCAGGGTTCATAAATAAAAATATAATGGTTACATGTGGGTTGTGTTCTTTGAACCATAGCATTTTTTTTCTTGTCTCTAAGTCTAATTTACCCTTTGCTTCAATATAAATTAATTTTCTTCCTGTTCTAAAGTCAGGAGTATATGTCCTATTTATAGCAGGTTGAATATACTTATATGAATTAGACTCATATTTAGTACGAGGAAATTCCTTACGAAGTTCTTTCCAAACTTCTACTTCAAATTTACTTTTAAATTGTGGCATAATGTACATCGTAAGGTTCATTAAAGTTTCTTAGAATCCATAAACAATTAGCATTCATAAGAAACTCTTCTTCATTTCCATAAGCATCTAGTACTGTAGCTAGCATGTCTTTTTCTGATTGACAGTTAGCTAACAGTACCTTTGCTTTTTTATTACCAATTCCTTCTATGCCTCGGATGTTATCTGACCTGTCGCCTTTTAAACACTGCTCGTAGAACAACCGTAGTCCTTCTAGTTCGCTCATGTCTTGCCAGGTATTAGGTCTTGACCACCCTTTACCGTTTATTTCCCAGCTGAAATGTTTGCCAGGGATTTGTAGTAGGTCTTTGTCTAAGCTACAGATAATTGTATCTTCTGTTTGGTTGATGCCTAGTAAGTCATCTGCTTCTAATCCGTCTGTTGCTACTTCAGCATTAAGTTGCTCTACTGCCCATCTTCTTAAATCATCTAAGTGTTTGGGCTTAGGAGCTGTACGGTTAGCTTTGTACTCTGGATATATTTTCTTACGAAAATTTGTAGCTCCCGTTAGGTATGCTTTGTAAGAATCAGAATTTGTTTTCTCAATTATTTGGTCAAACAAATCATTAGCTCTCCATTGAGCAATACCAAATGGGTCTTCCTCTGCGCTAGCTGCGCAGCGAAAGCATACAATATCCATGTCAATTAAAGCTTGCATTATAATGGAATGTCGTCTTCAAAGTCTGCAAAGCTAGAATCAGCTGATTGCTGACCTAGCACAAAATTTTCATACTTCTTAGCTAAACCAATAACATCAAGTTCTGTTATGGCTTTGCCATGTGTTGCTAGTGTAGCTACTGCATTGGCTAAAGAACTTTGTCGTACAATCATTACTTGTCGTAAGGCTCGTTCTTCTTTAGTCTCATAGTTACTACCAGTTACTCGTGTTGCTGGTCGTGCTGTTGCACTAGCTGTTTGTACAGCAGGAGCTGGTGATTGCTCTCCTTCAGCTAGTACTCGTGTCCATTGCCAGTAGCCAGCTTCATCTTTCTCTGTTGCTACATTAATTAGGTCACCTTTCTCCCATGTTTGTGCTGTTTTAAACACATCAGGATTACTAAATGACATTAGTTTTTTACTCTGTACTTTACCTTCATCATTCTTAAAGGTAACTTCAATAGACTGGTATTGTCTACCATTCCTTGTTGTTGCAGTACTTGGTTGTGATACATCTATAATATCTAATTGCATTCTACAATCTCCATGTTACCCCATGATTCACCGACTTGACACTCGACTCTCATGGGAAGGTTAAAATCGTGCCCAAATAATTTCTTAAAATTTTTAGGCACATCTTCAAAACAGTCATTAACTATTTGAACTAAACTATTAGTATAACATATCTTATCATTATAGTCAAGTATAATAGAATCATGTACTGTGTTTACCAATTTGACTCCTTGATGACTAGCGAGTCTGTTTCTTAAACTAACTCTTGCAATGGACATAAGGTCAGCCCCTAGTCCTTGTACTGGATAGTTTAGAATTTTAGTACGGGGATATTTAACACCCCATTGTGTTACTTCAGGTTCATAGTAATACTCCCTGCCTGTAGGCATTGTTAGTTTACGGTCTTTCTTTGCAAGAAACATTAACTTGTCATGCCAAGCTTTTAATCCAGAATACTTAGCATAGAACTGGTCAATAATTTGTTGCCAGAAAGTTTCATTACCAGAAAAGTTAGGGTCATTAGCATAGCTATACGCACTACCTCCATAGATTAATCTAAACACAAATGTCTTTGCTATTAATCTAGAAGGTAATCCAAACCTTGCTTGATTGTCTGAGTGCATATCAGTGCCATTCCATATTTCTTCGATAGCAATTTTATCTTGCGATAAATAAGTAGCACCTACCCATTCAAGTTGTTTAGCGTCAGCTTGCAATAACATTTTAATACCTCGATTTAAATAACGTTTTAATTTCACCATCAAAGTTTTGTAGATTAGGTCTACTACTTGATAGCCTACCTGTTCTTGCTACACATTGATTTAGTTGCCCATGTATTTCTCCTTTCTTCCAGTTGTTTTCATCAATGAGCTTTACTAATCCTTGATAGTAAGTTGACTTTCGTTTCTCTAGTTCAGCTCGTGTTAGTATTGTATTCAATATTTCTTTAGCTTCTTTATTAGGTTTAAGACTACGTAATGTTCTTTCATCAGTACTAAACAATCCTTCTTTAGCTAGCTCACTACCTTTTAAAGGTACCAATCTTCGTGGGAGTCTGACTTCGTACTCTTCCCACTTAAGTTTCTCTTCACCCGCTCTAGCTCCAGTCTTATACTGTCCAGCAGGTACTTGATGACGGAGTTTAATAGCTCCACCATATAAGAAAGCACTAAGATGGTCAACGCTGTTGGGATTAAAAGAATCAAGATTATGATATTGATAAAGCTTTTTGTCCAGCTTATCGATTTGTTCTTCAAGTTCATCTCCTAATATAATTGATTTATTATAGTCATATAGTATACCATTAAACTCCATCTCTTGCAAGACTAATAGGTCTTGGTTATGTAAGCTTATTAATTTTTTAAGATGTGGTTTACTATTTAACTCTTCCATTTGTTTTATCATTACCTGTTCTGTAAGATTAACATCTTGTGTTAGGTAATCACGTAACAATTCTTCTGGAACTTGGGTAGTATCTATGCCATTGTTCCAGTACTGTTCTTTAACTGCGTCTAGTTTGCTCTCTAGTTTATAGTATTCAGCTACACTATTAAGACTAGGGTAAGTTTGTTGTTGACCAGTTAAAATAAAGTGCACTAGCTGACAGTCCCATACACGGGATTTGGTCAGGTTAATCCCATACCTAGCCAGCCAGTGCAAATCAAACTTAAGGTTGAACCCTACAAGCATATGACAACTATCCAGTTTTTCTTGGATAGCCAGGAGTAGTCTCTTGTAGGGTTCGGCTGAGAACTCTATATCGTATAGTTCTACTTGTTGGTTACTACCTAAACCAACATAACATAATTTGTTTGTTGTATCAAACGGATTACCTTTGTTACTAATTGTAGTTTCTGTATCTAATACTAAATGGTTCATATTATTTTCCTTCTACACTATTATACCATGAACAATATATATCACGCAAGTCTTCTTTACCTTTACCTACCTTGCGTAGTAAGTTATTCTGTAATCTATATATACCATTAACAACAGTTTCATTTTTAGTAGACCAACCTTCAATTACATATACAAAAAAGTTAGGCATCTTTGCTAAAGCTTTAAGCAATATCTTTTGACCCATACTTATTTCTTCATTAGGTCTTTTCCATTCGCCTATAAAAAACTTATTGCGTCTTTCAATTACCATATCTATGTTGCTTGGTATGGCTTTAGGATTACTAGGTATAGCACCTAGTAGAAATCCAAAGTCTGTATGTGGTGCGTATGTATTACGCATAGCTTTATCGAATGTCTTCATATCTTGCTATCTCTGGTTTGATTAGTATTTGTCCTTGACCATGTCTCATGTCAGGCAGTGTATCTTCATCACCTGTTAGTTTGTTTTTTGTTATATTAAAGTATCTCATTCTACTTGTATTGTCTTGTTCTTTACCTATACCTAATATCCAATCTGCTTCGCCTTGCTTTGCAGTTTTACTACTGTCTACCATATCCATGGTTAGCCACAGTTTGCCTTCAGCCTCACCTGAGGCTTGGCTGATGGCAATAACTGGGGCATATTCTTTAGCTATCTCACGTGCCCATTGATATATTTGTTTTAATTCAAGGTCATTACGGTCAGCTTTGAATCCTTTAATCTTATCTATCTGGTCAAAGATAATTAAAGCTGGATTGCTTGCTTTAATTATTTCTTCTATACGTTTATAGTTACTAGAGTCTACTGTGTCTAGTAGTTTAATTCTATTACCTACTTTTTCTCTGTATATGCTATTGTTAGATGCTTTTGTTTCACGTAACTGTTGTAGTGTATGACCAAAGTATGCTTGGTATATTCTAAATGCTACTGCTTTACCATCTTCTTCGTTATTAAACCAGAGTATATCACCATCAGTTTGTTTAATCATATGGGTAATTTCACTAGCTAAGAAGGTAGTCTTACCAGTCTCAGGTCTAGCAAATACAAATCCAAAGTTACCTTTACGTAAAGAACCTAAAGATTTATTAAGCCAGTCTAGTCTCCATCTTAACCCAGGGTTCTGATGGTGGGCTTCAAACAATTCTTCTAAGTCCATGTTAACAAAAGAAGTATCTTCAGAGTCAGGCTCTTCAATGTCAAGCTCAGAAATCTTAGACATCAACGTATCCATATCAGCATTACCATCTTCAACATCAAGAGCAATACGAGCAACATCGCCAGCAAGTGCTCGTCTTTTATGTTCAGTTAATAAATCTTTTAATGCTTCTATGTTTGTTAATTCTTGTTCATCTATTCTGTTTATTAGTTCTTGTAATTCTTTTCTTTCTTGTTCTTGTAGATAATAATTACTATTATATTCTATTTCTAATTCTTGTTTTGTTATATTGTTTCTGTCATTATATTTATTATAATAACTATCTATACTAATAAATAATTTATAATGATTTATATAATTAACTTTGACATAATTAATATTAATATATTTATAATATTTATTATAATAGTTTTTATCTTTACAAAATAATTTTATTATTTGTTCTTCAACCAAGTTCTTATCTCCTGAGTATTATATTCTTTAGGGTCTTTGTCTGTAATAATTACTTTAGCTTTACATCCTAACCCTTTGAATCTATTCTTTATTTTAACTGCTTGTTTAGCTTTATCTCTGTCTAACCAAATGTTAATTTGTTTATTCATACCGACATATTTTTTCTCGAAGTCGAAGGAAACGCTGCTCCCCAACAGCGGGGAGGAGCAGATGTTTTCGAGACGAGAAACCTTTATAGCCGACAATACATCTTCAACTAATACAATTATTGTATCAGATTTTCCATAGACTGTCAATGGTTTTACACCGTGACTTAAATATTTAGGACCAATAGAACGGAAACTTCTACCTTGCCAGTATGATAATGTATTAATTAATAATAATAATTGTTGACTTTCACACCATTGTATGTTATGCTTAGTTATTTCTGGCACAGTTATACCATACTTCATTAACCACTTGACACCTTCAAGTGGTATATCAGGTGTTGTATCTAACATACTGAAATCATTAGACTTATTCTGCTTTGGTTGCAGTCGCTCTCGTAAAGAATTTAAATCATCTTTACGTTTATAGTAACCACATCCAAAGCAATATAGATGGTCATCATATTCACCTAAGTTATCTTTACTACCACATTTAGGACATGGTATATGTTTTATAAATGAACTCATGATTATCTTTATTTACTTTCCTTTATTGTTATGTTATAATATAAGGGTAAGATAAAAACTTACCCATCAAATCAGCCATCAAGATAACTCCTATCTTGTCCTGATAGTTTGGAATTATTCACAAGGAAAATATTATGTGGACAACTCCATCAGCAACTGAAATGCGTTTCGGTTTTGAAGTTACTATGTACGTAATGAACAAGTAACTCATGTTCTATTAGAAAAGCTAGTGTAACAGCTAGCTTTTTTTTTATTCAATCAGCAAAAACAGCACAAACACACCTAATATAATCACAATAGCTTTCCAGGCTCTACAATCTCCGTCTGAAAGCTGTTTCTGTTTTAGGTAATGGCTTTTGTTTTCTGCCTTTAATAATCGCTTATAGGTTTTATTTTTAATTAGCATAATTTCTCCTTAATAACAAGTAAAGAAATGGGCATATTTATATGCCCTTTTCTAATTTCTTACCATACTTAAATAAGTCCTCTTTTTTAATTAAAAAGGCTTTTTTAGATACACTATCACCTTTACCAACAAACTCTGCATAAGTTAATTTAGCCATAAATATTGCATAGTAAATGTATTTCTTTTCTATACATATAAATTCATTGCCATCATAAAAAATCCAAATGTCTGCTTCGCTTGTGAGTAACGCAGATGGTTTGTCATACATTTCAATTTCAATAACAATATTACCAGTATGTTTGCTTTTACCATCATACTTAACTTCAACACCCTTTTGTATTTCTGGTATCCAAATATCATATCCTTTGTACTTATTAATAATACTTGCAGAAGAATATTTCTTTCTAATAATATCTAAGACTTGTTCTTCTATTTTTAAACCGATAGACAAATCTTCTTGAAATGTATTTTCCATTTAAAACGGCATTTCATCTTCCATGTCATCAAAACTTGTGGGGGGTTCATGGTTCAAGTTT